CTGTATGGTTTGTTCTGTGGATCTGCCTCTGGATTTCTTTGATAACCTTCATCAAACTCTAACCAAAGAAGTTTAGAAAGTTCCTCTTCAGTAAAGATACCAGACTCTTTTATCTTCATACTTACTAACTTATCAGGTTTGTCTAAATGAACGACAGGTTTCTTGCCTTTCTTCTTAGCAACTTTCTTGACCATACCACCACCTTGGTAACCATAAGACATTTCTTGAACATCACTATAAGCATCAGCATATCCTTGAATGTCTTTACTATGAGTTGCTTCTTTCATATGATCTGCTGCTTTATACATGGGTTTACCATCTTTATCCTTCATACCTTTTTTCATGTTTTGATATGCAGGAGTATTTGCTTTCTTATCGGCATTAGTGACCATCATCGCTTCTTTCATCCCCTCTCTCTTTGCTTTGGTCTTTGCCATGATTCTATCTTTTGCTTCAGATGCTGCCTTATTAGGCCCATCATATGCCATTGCACCTTTCTGCATTCTTGGTGCCATCATTTCAGCATAAGAGTTTACATAGTTGTACTCTGTCTCTTCCTTCTTCTCTTTCGCTGCCTTCTTCATAGGCTCTTTCTTGTCACCATCTTTATCTAAATCTAGAAAGTCAGGTTTAGATCCTTTTGATCCGTTACCATGATCTTTTCCATTCTCTTCCTCTTTCTTATCTCCGTTACCTTTCTTTCCTTTTTTTTTATCCATGTATGCTTGGAGACCTGCAGGTATCTTACCCTCGTCTAATCTTCTGAGTTCCTCTAAGGTTGCATCAAGTGTTGCAATGAGTTCTTCCTCATATGCCTCTTTGAGATGATCTGCCATCTCATACAACATTTCACCTGTTGTTTCGTTGATTTTATATCTGTTTTGCCATGCTGGTGTATTTCCAACCTTGTCTGCATTTGTAAGCAAATATTTACCATCGTTCATGGAAGCATATGCTGCTGCCAATCCGGTCATATCATCATTGAATAATCCCATTGGGGAAACCTACTGAAATTTATCAATAGTATTTATAGATCTCCTTCCTTACGATTTTCAGATTGATGCACATTAAACTCACCACCGGGATATCTTTTCTTTAACTTATCTACATTCATTTCAATGATCTCATCGAATGTCGTATCGAGTGCCATGCAGGCTTGTGCGATATACCAACAGATATCACCAAGTTCTCTCTTCATATGAAAGACATTATCTTCATTATATGGTTTACCTTGTAGTATTATCTTCTTTACTACTTCAGAAAATTCACCAGACTCTGCTGTGAGTCCAAGTGCAGCAGTTAATAACTGTGATAGATTACAATCATCCTCTAACTCAAGTTTATTCATACGAGTCAAAAGTGCTGCATAGTCTAAACTCTCTGCGCTTGTTACATCATGCACAAAGTCAAGGTATTTTTCAGTGTCTACTGGCATTTTTTTAAAAGGGTTTTCTCTGTTAGGATCGTTTCGGGTATAATCATACCAATATTCTGAGTGTTCGTATCCATCAGTTGTCATTAGAATTTAAAGTCTCCGAATGATTTTTTGAATTTTGATTTGTCCTCATCATACTCTGTTTGCTCAGTATTGTCAATGATATCTTCTTGTGCTTTTTGTTCACAATCATATAATCTCATCTTTGCACGATCAATACCGACAATGAACCTCTTATGTATGGTTGGATCATTGTATCTATTCTTAAGTTGTTTGACCATTATCTGACTTAACGCTTCCAATTCCTCCGTCGATATAAGAGCAAACATAAGATCGGCAGTAGCAGGAAGACCGAAACTCTCGCTTGTATCAGTAAGATCGACATCACTACTAGCAAAGCCAGAACGAGTCGTCTGAGTAGCGGAGACGATAGGTACATTAGTTTCAACTGCAAGACCACGGAGCTCTTCAGCAATCGCTTTAATATAGGAATACGAGTTAACATTTGTTCCTGTCCTGTAACGTGATGATGCACATATATTTAAGTAATCTATGAATATTATATCAGGTCTGAAAGATTTTTTCAATGCTAGTTCATTAAGTAATGCCTTAAAGTGCCCACTATGTGCTGATGCTGTAGGGTATTCCTTGATAATGAGATTACCTTGAGTTTTCTTTGATAAGGATACTACCTTGTTTTCAAACATGGGTTTAGGTAAATCATTTATATCCTGTATAGGAACATTTAGAAGATTAGCATCAATTCTTTCAGCAATTTTCTCCTCAGCCATCTCAAGCGTGATGTATAATACGTTCTTGTTTTGGAGTAACACACTGCTTGCGACATGACACATAAACAAAGATTTACCAACACCAGTGCCAGCGAGAGCAATATTGAGTGTTTTATTTGGAATCCCACCCTTTGTAATCTTGTTGAAAAATTCGAGGTCGAATTGGATTTTATCTTCCTTTTTGTGATATAACTCATATCTTTCCTCGTAGTCTTCTAAGTAATCGTGTCCTATATGATTATCGAAAGAAACAGCCAGAGCGTCAGAGAGAATAGTAGGAATAGCATCCCTTCCTTTAGCGTCATCTTGTCCATCTGCTAACGAAATAGATTCCATTAATGCTAAGTATATAGCACGATCACGACACCACTTCTCAGTAGTATCCATCAACCATTGATAATCTGCAGGTATATCTTTTAATGAGTTATTAATATCTCTAACTTCTTTTACCTCTGTCTCTGTAAGATCTGTTCGATTATCAGTTTCTATATTCAATGCTTCTATGGTTATCGCTGAACCATATTTCACAATGAACTTAGTTATCTCTTCAAAGACAACCTTTTCAGATCTTTGCTCAAAGTAATCTGGTTCAATAAAAGGTATAACCTTTCTAGAGAACTCTTCATTATAAATTAGATTCCGAAGAACCGTTGTTTCAATTCGTTCCATATGAGAAGTATTCTTTTGCGATAGTATCAAGTTTTTGCATTACTTCATCAGTAAAATATTCTTCGGTATTAGCAAGAATCTGTTTAGCATAAATTTTCTTACCATTTATTTCATAACGTCCTGCGACATTCTTCCACATACCACCTATCTCACCTAACTCAAGTAATCCATAATACTTATCAAGTCCACGTTCATCATAGTATAAACGAACTTCAACTTGATGATTTTCTTTTGTTAAACGTGATTTATGAGTCTTTGCTTTGATAATGTTTCCGTTGACTTCTTTTCCATCTTTCTCTTTCTTTTTGCTGAGATAAACGATTGTGCTTGCTGCGTACTTGAGTCCAGAACCTCCCCCCATTTCTTTCGTTGGTACATAAGCTCCGATGACATCGTATGTATGATTTGTGACAATGAGTGGGACATTCGCTTGACCTAATTTAAGTGTTAACATTCTAAATGCACCTTTGACAAGTTGAGATTTAGTCATATCTCTGACTTGTTTATCATCGAGTGCATCTCTGATTTCTTTTTCTGTAGAAAGCATACCTAATGAGTCTAACACAAACATACAAGGTTTGCGATCCTCTTCAGATGTCTTTAGATATATATCAACTGCACGTAGAGCTTTACTTCTGAACTCTTCTATAGTAACTACATTTACAACAACAAGTCTCTCTTGATCAATTCCACGAGATGCAAGTAATCCCTTGGTGATTGCAGCTTCAGTATCAAAATAGAGACAATACCCATCAGGGTTAGTGTCCAAAAAGTTCTTGACAACAGCAAGGGCAAAGTAAGTCTTTCCAGTAGAGCTTTCACCAGCGATGGCAGTAATCTTATTACTAGAAACACCACCATAAATGGAACCGCTAACCACTGCATTAAAGATATATGATCCTGTGTCGATGAATCTTTCGTTTTCGTCGATTTCGGAGGCAATTTGGGTGTAGTCATCACCTATCTCTTTTACTATTTCTTTTAAAAAATCCATACTATGCTACAATGTCGAATACTTCTCGGAGAACTTTCTTATGTGGATATCCTTCTTCAATCAAGAATTTAGTTAATCTCAACTTTCTATGCAACTCATTACGAAACTGTCTCTTCATTGCATCTGGATGATTTGATTCATTCAATGCATCCATTAACTCTTTTAATTCTTCGTTGTCGATTGGTAAATCCATAATAAAAGTTTAAGTATACACATTATAACATCATATTCTATTTTTGGCAATCAAGAGAAAAAACTTTCTAAAGTAATCTTCTTCTCATCTGACCAACCAATTGCATTTAGAACAGCTTTCATCGGATCAAGAAATGCTTTATCAAACTGAGTATCATAGTCAATAAACTTTTCAAGATTAAGTTCCTTTGGAAAATCTTGAATGAATGACATTACATTTTCACGAATTGGATTTGGGTTCTTTAGATAGCAGAACTTGATCTTTTCACCATTCTGAATGTATGCATACTTCTTATCGAGTTTATTCTCTTTAACGTAAAAATTATATAGGAGAGCACCACGAACGTGCATCGGTGTTCCCTTCTCATATATGTTATTAGTGCCTTTATACTTAACCACATTTGATGCAGTACGAGGAAATGATATTTCTTCTGGTGATAATGATTTAAATTTAGTTCGACAACTATCAATATAATCTATCATTTCATCCTCAGTTCCACTCATCATTACTTTCAATCCATCCTTAATCATATCTCGACAAGGTGCAGGTGTAGAGGATTTAACTGCCTCTATTCCCATAATCTTTAACTTTGCATCTTCATATCGAACTCCCTCACTATCCCATACATTCAAAATATATCTTTTCTTTGCTGTCCATATACCACGATCTGCAATGTTCTCTCTTTTCATAAACATCTTTTGATCATAAGCATTTACGTAGTTCGCCAACGCTTGGTAAGAACTCTCAATATACTTTTCAAATTCCACTTCACACACCTTATTAAGGAATGACACAATGCCTTCAGTAGTTTTCTCTCTGCCTTGGTATACTGCGTCAATAAAAGGGCCCAGATTAAGATAAATGGAATCGGTATCAGAAGCAATAACATAATCAACATCCTCCGTATTTAAAATTTTGTTCAGTTTACGATTCATCCGATTTTCAATCCATCGGATTGAAACTTGACCAGATAAAGTAATTGCTTCAGCATTTGCTAGTTTAAAATACCGAAAATACTGATTGCCGATAGCACCATAAGCAGAGTTAAGAGAGATCTTCTTTGCCATCTGGATATTGTTGCAACGGGCAATTTCTTTTTCCAACGTTTTCGTCTTGGTTTTTTCATAAGCTTTCTTTGCCTCAATCATTTTCTTCTTGAAGATAACTCGCTCATTATACATTTTCTCCATCAGTTCGGGTAAGAACCCTTTGATGTCTTTCCGATACATCGCACCATTTGCACATACTGCATAATCTTTAAACATTTCAAATGTTACTTCCTCAGATAGAATTTTATCAACGTTAACCGATGGATGTCTCTGTTCGAGTAATGTTTCTGGGGAAATATTATATTGCATAATGAGATGAGGATATAGACTGTTAAGGTCAAAACTAACCACCCAATCATACTTTCCTGGTATCGGTTCTTTAACATAAGCACCTGCATATTGTGAATCTTTATCTGTTCTCACCTTTGGAGGAATCACAACATTCTTCCTCTTCAAGTAATTATAGATAATCGAATCCCAAGTTCTTACTTGAAAAAACACATCTGTATAATTTACTTTAGCATCATATGCCATTGTCAGACAAAGTTCAATTAACTTCATCTTATCTTCAAGTTGGTCTACAAGTTCAACGTCAATGATATTATATTCAATAAACTTTTGCCAGTTCCCAGTATAGAAATCTCTGAATGTATCAAACTCAGAGTGGTCTAATTTCTTTTTACCAAGTTCAACATTCGCAATATGATCTAGACGATAAGATTCTTGGTTTGTATATGTAAACTTACGATATAGATCAAGGTAATCAATAA